AAGCCAATTCGTTCTATTGATTATATTCAACTAACATTCACGAATAAAGATCAAGATACGGAAATCACCTAAATAGAATAGGAGATATAAATGGCAGGCAATTTAAAAAACGACCTAACTTTAGGCGACTTTAAAAATGTAGTTGGTATGGGAACAAGACCCAACCGATATCTTGTTGATATGAACATACCAGGAACAAATTATACAATGACTGTAGAGGTTTCTGCTTTATCTCTCCCTGGAGCACAATTGGGAACCATTTATGTTCCATTTCGTGGAAGGACGTTAAAATTACCAGGAGACAGAAGATTTTCCCCTTGGTCCTTTACCGTTTATGATACTAAAGATGGACTTTGGAATGTTCTTCATGATTGGAGCAATAACATAAATAATTACAGAACCAATGAAACTCATTATACTGCTGATGATGGAGTATATAATAGTAATTGGACTATATCACATTATGATATTAATGGAGATAGATTATTAAAACAAGTGAGATTATATAACTGTTGGCTATCAAATGTGAGTCCATTTGAGCTTGCTTATGGAGCAATGGACACAATGTCTCAATTTACATGTACAGTAGAATACGAATGGTTTGAACTTATATAATATAAAATGGAGTAACGAATGGCTATTGATTTATTTGGTTTTACTATAGGTAGAGCTACAAAAGAAGAGCAAATAGAAAAGAACGTAAGGGAAGAATCTTTTGTTTCTCCTGATGAGTATGATGGCGCACAAACTCTCCAAACAGGAGGGTTCCTTGGTACATATGTTGACTTCAGTGGTGGTATTCAGGATGAAAACCAATTCATTCAAACCTATAGAAGCTTATCGCTATATCCAGAAGTAGATATGGCAATTGAAGATATTGTGAATGATTCCATCGTAATGGGAACAGATAGAAAACCAATTAAACTGGATTTAGAAAGAACCAATTTATCAGAAAATATCAAAACAAAAATTTATAGAGAATATGATAATATTCTTAAGATGTTTGATTTTTCTAACAAAGCATATGAAATTTTTAGACGATGGTATATTGATGGTAGACTATATTACCATATTATAATTGATAAAGATAATCCAAGAGCAGGTGTAAAAGAAGTAAGAGCTATAGATCCTATCAAGGTTAAAAAAATACGAAAAGTAAATAAAAAGCAGTTCACTAAAGATGGACTTGCTGTTCCTCTTGTAACTGATATTGAAGAGTTTTTTGTATATACAGATAAAGATCAAAATAGCAACACATATACGGGGTCAACTGGAATAAAAATCGCAGTTGATTCTATTGCGTATGTTCATAGTGGAATTGTAGATACTACTACAAAGAAAGTAGTTGGTTATTTACAGAAAGCAATTCGTCCTGTAAACATGCTTCGTCAGATAGAAGATGCTGTAGTAATCTACCGTATCTCCAGAGCACCGGAGCGTAGAATCTTCTACATTGACGTTGGTAATCTTCCAAAGCAAAAGGCAGAGCAGTACCTTCGAGAGTTGATGAACCGTTATCGAAGTAAACTTGTTTACGATAAGTCAACAGGTACGATTCGAGACGATAGGGATCATCTCTCAATGCTTGAAGATTACTGGCTTCCAAGAAGAGAAGGTGGTAGAGGTACAGAAATCACAACCCTGCCAGGTGGTCAAAACCTTGGTCAGATGGATGATGTTGATTATCTCCAGAAAAAACTCTATCAGTCTTTGAATGTTCCAATCACCAGACTCGTCAGTGAGAACGGGTTCAATATGGGTCGATCAGCGGAAATCAGCAGAGATGAAGTGAAGTTTCAGAAGTTTATTTCTAGACTTCAATATCGCTTTTCAGAGATGTTCATGACACTTCTGAAGACTCAATTGATTCTTAAAGGAATCACTACACAGGACGATTGGGATATGATTTCGAAAGATATGAAGGTTGTTTTTAATAGAGACACCTATTTTGACGAATTAAAGGAGAATGAGATACTTAGTGAAAGGCTAAATATGCTAGATAAAGTACAGCCTTTTGTTGGGGAGTTCTTCCCCAAGAATTTCATTTTCAAGAAAGTCCTTAAGTTAACAGACAAAGAAATCAAGGACATACAGGACGAACTAGAACAAGAACCAGCCATGGTTGAACAGCAACCACCGGAACAAATGGAGCAACAATAAATGAAACACCTGTCACCAATGATTAATTCAGCAATTGAAGAGGATAAGGAAGGATTCCTCGACAACTTTGTCAAAGAATTTGTTGACAGAGTTAACGAAAAAGTTGCTGCTATGCACAGCGGTATCAAGAAGAACATTCTTCAATCAGAAGGTGTTTGGAATGAACCAGAAGAGATTGAAGAAGAAGTCATTCAAGAAGATTCAGTTCTTGCTTCCAAGTGGGATTTGCTTCGTGAACATGTCAACGACTACAGATTCCAAACAATCGAAGAAGCAAAGAGAGCCATGCGTAAACTTCAGTCTGCCGGAATTTGCGAAACATGTGCAAAGCAAGTTGGTAACAGAATCTTCCTAGAATCTCTAGAGGATTATGATATCGTTACCAGCGTATATGACGCTCTTCTGGAAGAAATGGACGAACTTTACATTCCATTCTTTGAGTTGGCTACAAATCTTAAAGAGGCTATCAGAACTGGTAGCGTTGAAATGACACTCGAAGACGGTACAGAAGTCACAATTGAAAGCGAGATGGCTGAAGATATTGCCAGAGTTCATGATACTCTTACCAGAGAGAATCAGATTTCTTTCAGAGACGAAATTACTCTCAATGAGGAGTCATTCGAAAGAATGATTAACTTTGTTAGCAAAGCAATTCAGAAACTTAATTCAGAGGAAGAACAATGAACCTTGGATCAGAAATAGTCAAAAATATTTTTGATGACAACGCAAAGGGTGTCATCGACACAATAAATCAGGCTCTTCTCGTAAAAATCAATGATCAAATAGAAGAGATGAAGAAGAATGTCATTGATTCTGTCTATGAAAACGATTTCTCCTACATGCTAGAAAAGAAAAAGCATAAAAAGGAGGAAGAAGAAGATGAAGACGAAGATGAAGAAGAGGAAGATTTAGACGACAAGGATCTAGCAAACAATTATGGTGATAAGACTAAAATCACTAGAGGTGATATAATTTCTCAAGCGATTCATAACAAGAAGAAGAAGGGCAAGAAGAAATGAAACTTATTACCGAAATGAATGAAGATGTCCGCCTCGTAACAGAGGACAAGGACGGAAAGAAAAACTACTTCATTGAAGGTATCTTCATGCAAGCAGAGCAGAAGAACCGAAATGGTAGAGTTTATCCAATGGGTATTCTCGAAAGAGAAGTCAAAAGATACTGTCAAGAACTTGTAGAAAAGAAGAGAGCACTTGGTGAACTCAACCACCCACAAGGTCCAACAGTGAATCTTGACAGAGTTTCACACATGATTACAGAACTTTACTTCCGTGGTAACGATTGCTACGGTAAGGCAAAGGTTCTGGAAACCCCAATGGGTAAGATTGTAAAGAGTCTTATTGACGAAGGTGCCCAACTCGGTGTTTCATCCCGTGGTATGGGTTCACTCAAGGATATCGGTGGAATCAACGAAGTTCAACAGGACTTCATGCTTTCCGCAGTAGATGTTGTTGCAGATCCATCCGCTCCAAATGCTTTCGTTAACGGAATCATGGAAGGTGCAGAATGGGTTTGGGATAACGGTATTCTTCGTGAGAAAACGATCAACGAGTACAAGAAAGAAATTCAAAGAGCATCGAAGCATGAACTGGAAGAGAAGATGCTTAACGTCTTCAACAGATTCATGACAGATTTAAGAGGCTAATGTAGACGCTTTTAAGGTCAAAATATAAAAAAATATAAATAACTAGAAACCTCTGGAGGTTAAAAGAAATGAGTCAGACAGCAAAAACATTAGACACAGGAAGCGTAGAAGATACCAATCTTTACGCAGACACACAGGGTAAGGGAGCCAAGATTGCTACCCCAGTCGCCCAGCCAGGTACAGCCGAAAGAAACAAGGCTACAATCGCTGCCAAGCCATCAGACGCAGCAGCAGTGATTCAAACACCTGATCAAGTTGTTCAACCTGTTCCATTCAGGGAGCACATTGAGCAGATGTTTGATGGAGAAGATCTCTCTGAAGAGTTTATGGACAGAGCAGAGACAATCTTCGAAGCAGCAGTCAGTGAAAGAGTTTCCCTCATCGAAGAAGAACTCAAGGAAGCAGTTCAAGAAACCTTCGAAGAAGAACTCGAAGCATTCAAGGCAGAACTAGTCGAGAGAGTCGATGACTACCTCAACTACGTTGTCGAAGAATGGGTCAAGGAGAATGAAGTCGCTATCGAGCAAGGACTCCGCACAGAAGTCGCTGAATCCTTCATCGGTGGACTCAAGACACTCTTCGAAACCAACTTCATTGATGTTCCAGCCGAGAAGGTTGACATCCTTGAAGATATCGTCAGAGAGAACGAGGAAATGACCGATACTCTCAACGAAGCAATCAGCATCAACATCGAACTTAACAAGGTTCTTGCTGAGTACAGAAAGAGCGAACTCTTCGGACAAGTCGCTTCAGATCTCAGCGATGTTCAAATCGACCGATTCTCAAGAATGGTCGAAGGAATTGACTTTGAAGACGACGAACAGTTCGTCGGAAAACTCATGACTCTCAAGGAAAGTTACTTCGGTGATTCAGTAAAATCTTCCCGTCAAGATGTGGAAGAAGTTGCCTCACCAAGCAAGTTCCTTTCAGAGAACACCTCATCAGTTAGCAGATATATCGAAGCACTCGATAGACAAGCAGAGAAAAAAAGGCTCTATGAAGCCTGAAAAAATATAAATATAGAGACATACAAAGGAGATACAAATGTCATCTGAATTCGAAAACTACGGAACACAAGCGTACGACGATCTTGTGGAAAAGTGGAACCCAGTTCTACAACACGATTCATTCGACAGAATCGGTGATTCATACAGGGCTAAGGTTACAGCAGTTCTTCTCGAAAACCAAGAGAAGGCTATGCGTCAGCAATACCTCGCTGAGGCTCCAACCAACGCCATGGGTGGTGGTTTCAGCGTTAGCCAGGGTGCTAACCAAGCAGGAAACATCGCTGGTTACGATCCAGTTCTAATCA